GCCGGCGCCGTCGTCGTGAAGCCCGACTGCCCGCGACCGCGCCGCGGCCGGTGCGAGTGCCCGCCCGATGGCAGCTGGCGCCCGGCGGTCGGCGTCATCCGGGCCGACAGCACCGCGCAGCACAAGCATTTCGTCGCCGCCGATGGCGACGTCGTGGCGCCCATCGGCGTCGACGCCTGGGTCGACGAGATCTACGTGCAGGGTCCCGACGGCCTATGGCGCTGTCGGTGGCCGGTCCGACGTGCGCTCGAGCGGCTCCGCGGCGCCTCGCAGCAGCGCTGGTCAATCGCCGTCCGGCTCCTTCGGGGCGCGTCGGTCATGGCAGTCTGGGGCGCGCACGGTGCGCCGCCGGATCCGGTGTCCGAGGCGGCGCGCATCCTGGCGACCCTCGACCGCTGGGCGGCCGAGGAGCGCGAGACGGAGTGGGAGCGGCGGCCGCGCCAGTGGTGGGACCGGCGGCGGTCGAACGCCCGTCCGATAACGAAGTCCGACTCGCAGAGCAACGCCGAGCACGAACTGAACGTAACGGCAGACTTGCAATCAGCCGAGGGCATAGCTACGCTCTCGCCGACCGGTAGGGTTCGCCCTCTTCCCCGGTCGACCGCATCGGACGCGGCGACGCTCGAGCAGCCGTCCGGCCCGCCCGGCGCTCGAGGGCCCTCGGGCATTCCTATCGCCCTGGAGGGATTCTGTGCCTAAGAACGGTGCTCCGAAGCACGACCAAGTCGATGCCGCGATTGCCGCGACTGAGCAGGCAGTGGTCATGGAGCAGGTGACGGTCACCATCGCCACGACGGGCAGGCCAGTCGTCATCGGTTTCCCCCAGGACATGACGGACAGCGAGCTGCTCGAGTTCGTGGGCTGGTGCGGACAGAACCTGCGGGTGCACCTGTTCCAGCGTCGGAATGCCGTCGCTGGGGGGCGAATCATGGGGCCGAACGGACACCCGGTCCTGAAGTCCTGAGCGGGGTGCTTCGCTCGTGCCTCGGGCTACCGGGGCAGCCCTGCACGAACCTGACCCGGCGGTCCCGCTGCGTCGGGTGCCAGCGGGCATGGGACCGAGTACGTCGACCGAGCACAGCAGCGCGCGGTCATGGCGCTCCGTATCGACGTGTCCGGGCGCTCCTCATCGGGGAGCCCTGCGCGCTCAGGCTGCCTGGCTGCACCGGCGTCGCCGATACGGCTGACTACATCGTGCCTGTGGCGCTGGGTGGCACGCTCGCCGATGGTCTGCGGCCAGCGTGCGGGCACTGCAACACCGCCCGGGGGGCCGGTCGCGACCGCAACGAGGCCACGGCGCCATGACCCACCACCACCTCGCTCGCCGTGCGTGCAAGTCCGCGACGCCTGAAGGGTCCTGAAATGGGAGGTCGCGGCCCCGCTCCGAAACCCGCGACGTCGCGACGCACGCGGCACAAGCCGACCCGCGGCGAATGGCAGGCCATGCCTGGCATCGGCTGGCAGCACGGCGCGATGCCGAAACCACCGGACGGCCTCCTCGCCGCATCCCGCGTCGCCTGGACCACCTGGATGCAGGCGTGGTTCGCGGCGCACTGGACGCCGTCGGATCTGCCGGGTCTGCGCAAGGTCATCCAGCTCTACGACGCGACGGAACGCGGCGAGCTGCACCGCTCGGCCGAGCTCCGGATGTCGATGGACAACTACGGCATCACGCCGAAGGGCCAGCAGGACCGGCGCTGGTCGCCGCCGAAGCCGGAGGAGCAGCCGGTTGGTGATCAGCACCCAGAGACGGCCGCCGACGCGGACCCGTACCGCCACCTCAAGGCCGTCTCGTAGCGTCTACTCCGGACCCTCGCTCGGCTGGGGCGTCCTTGCCCACGGCGCCCGCCACCTGCCATCGCCGGCGGATCCGTCGAAGCCGCTGATCCTGACCACCGAGCAGGCCGACCTCACGCTTCGCTGGTACGCGGTCGACGAGGACGGCGAGTTCGTCCACCGCCGCGGCGAAGTGGAGATGGCGAAGGGCTGGGGCAAGTCCCCGTTCGCCGGGTTCATCGCCATCGAGGAACTCGTCGGGCCTGTCCTGTTCGACCACTGGGGCCCCGACGGCCAGCCGGTCGGGCGGGCGTGGGACAACCCGTGGGTCCAGATCGCCGCGGTGTCCGAGGACCAGACCGACAACACGTACACCGCGCTGTACGAGATGCTCACGGCGAACGACAACCGGGCGGCGCGCTCGCTCGGCATCGACATCGGCCGGACCCGTCTGTACCTCGTCGGACGGCCCGGACGCCTGGAGCCGGTCACCGCGTCGTCCGGGTCCCGCGAGGGCCAGCGACTCACCTTCGCGGTCCTCGACGAGACGCACCTCTGGACCCGGCGCAACGGTGGCGTGAAGCTCGCCGGCACGCTCCGCCGGAACGCGGCGAAGATGGGCGGCCGGACGCTCGAAACGACGAATGCACCGCTCCTCGGTGAGAAGTCGGTCGCCGAGCAGTCGGGCATGGACCCGGGCGTCATGCACTACGCGCGCCGGCCGGCCATCGAACCTGACCCGAACTGGGCCGACGAGCGCCTCCTCGCGGCGTTGCGCGAGACCTACGGCGACGCCTGGTGGGTACCGCTCGAGCGGCTCGTCGCGGAGATCCACGACCCGGCCACGAGCTGGGACGACGTCCTGCGCTTCTACTTCAACATCCGCTCCGCCGGCGCGGGCCGTGCCGTCGACCCGCGCCGCTGGGACGAGCTCGCGAAACCGCGCGACGTTCCCACGGGGACACCGGTCGGCCTCGGCTTCGATGGCTCGATCAGCCGCGACGCGACGGTCCTGCGGGCGTGCACCGCAGACGGCTACTCATTCCTCATCCGGGCCTGGGTCCGCCCCGCAGGCGTCGAGGACTGGCACGTGGACCGGACCGACGTCCACGACACTATCGTCGAGACATTCGCTCGCTACCGCGTCGGCCGGATGCTGTGCGACCCGCCGAAGTGGTTCACCGAGATCGAGGGCTGGCAGACCGAGTTCGGCGACGACGCCGAGGGCGACCCGATCGTGCAGCCGCTCGACACCAACCAGGCGCGCCGGTTCGCACCGGCCGTCGACCGCTGGCTGACCGGGATCCGCGAGGGCAGCCACACCCACGACGCCGATCCGCTGACCGACCTCCACGTCAAGGCCAGCCATCTCCAGAAGGTCCGCCTCGCCGACGAGGATGACGACGGGCGCACCCGGTACGTGCTCATCAAGGGCGACGATCGCGGCCGGATCGACGGCGCGGTGGCCGATGTCCTCGCGTACCAGGCGGCCATGACGATGCCGGAGGCCCCAGCCATGAACGAGCCGATCGCAGCATGGGGCTGATCGACAACCTCCGGTCCCTGATTACGCGCTCCGCGGTCATCCCACCGTGGCTGCCGGGCGTCGACAACTTCTGGCCGTTCGCCAACATCGACGGCAACATCTACCCGCTCGCCAACCTGACGCTGACGACGCCGGGCTCGCGCGAGGAGGAGATCGAGTCCAACTTCGAGTCCTACGTCAACCGGACGTACAAGGGCAACAGCGTCGTCTTCTCGCTGATGCGCGACCGCATGGCGCTGTTTTCCCAGGCGCGGTTCAAGTACCGCAACTTCAGCAAGGGCAATCTGTTCGGCGACGGCTCGCTGGCCATCCTCGAGCACCCGTGGCCCAACGCCACGACCGGCGACCTGCTCGCTCGCGCGATCTCCGACGCCGACCTCGCCGGCAATCACTACGCCACCCGCCGCCGGATCAACGGCCGGGACACGATCAAGCGAATGCGTCCGTCCTGGGTGACGATGGTCTTCGGGACCAACGACCCGGACGTCTCGGCAGACGACCTCGACGCTGAGTTCCTGGGCATCATCTACTACCCCGGCGGCGAGTACTCAGGCAGCAAGCCCGAGTACCTGCAGCGCAGCCAGATCGGTCATTTCGCACCGATCCCCGACCCCACCGCCCACGGCCGCGGCATGAGCTGGGTGACCCCGGTCGTGCGCGAGATCATGGGCGATTCGGCCGCCACCAGCCACAAGCTCAAGTTCTTCGAGAACGGCGCCACGCCGCAGATGATCGTGAAGCGCGCCGATGCGCCGAACAAGGACCAGTTCAAGCTCTGGAAGGAGATGATCGAGTCCGGCCACACGGGCGTCGCCAACGCCTACCGGACGCTGTACCTCACCGCCGGCGCCGACGCGACGGTCGTGGGTACGAACCTCCAGCAACTCGAGTTCAAGGCGACCCAGGGCGCCGGCGAGACGCGCATGGCCGCGGCGTCGGGCATCCACCCGGTCATCGCGGGCCTGTCCGAGGG